AAAGTGGTGAGCATGTAAAGTATGTCCAACCCCGTGCATATATCCGTTCCGAATACGGTGCCCCGTTGGGTGAGGGTGTGGATTCATTCCGTGACCTTGAGACTTTGGTTGACTATGCAAAGAAACTTTCACAGCATGTAAAATTTGTTGATGAGCGAACTGCAAAGAAAATCAAACTCAACATTAATGCTCTTATCCGTGAGGGTAAAGAGATCGACAGTGAAGCATTTGCATGGGCGGGTTTATGTGATGCGTCTTTGATTGAATTCTGGCATACAGTAAATGAGATTAAATTGCAAGCGTTGCAGAGTTGCAAAGACGAATCAGATTTCCAGACATGCGTGATGGGTGACCCCGAACCGATTCAGGGTGAGGGATATGTCATGGTCAGTCGCTTTGGATATTTCAAACTTGTAAACAGACGGGCATTTGCTTATGCTAATTTTAACAATGGGGCATTTGCAGTCGCACGTTAAGGTCATTCGTTCGTGAATCAGACAGTGGGGGGCGTTGATGCCCCCCCGTTATATAAAACCGATGACTCCCCTAACCTACAAAGTGTTACGAAAGGCAGCTATAAGTATCTCTTATTATAAAAATTTTTTTCCCTATATAAAATCGACAGTGGAATTTAAAAAAATGCAAAAAAATTCTGGTGAAATTTTTACGTCCATAGAAGTCGATACAGTAACTGGGCAGTATTATACAGTAATTCCAGAAGCAGTCGTAAATGAAATGGGATGGTTCGAAGACACTTCTTTAATGTGGACAATGGACGGCAAGGAAGTAATCATAACCGAACAGGATAATTAACTTGACAAATACTATATAATGGAGTATGATTCGAATGTAACTTATTATTCTTATGGCTAAAGGATTTACAGTAAAGGCAAAATCGCCTGTAACGAAAAAGAAAGACCAAGAATGGGATTATGATAAGGCAAAAGAAATGGTGAAAGGAAAGGCCATTGTATTTTGCCTACCAGGTAGAGGAGTATCATATTCATATTTAAAAAACTTCGTACAACTCTGCTTTGACTTGGTACAATCTGGTGCGAGCATCCAAATTTCGCAGGATTATTCTTCCATGGTAAACTTTGCAAGATGCAAGTGCCTTGGAGCCAATGTACTGCGAGGACCAGATCAGAAACCATGGGACGGCAAATTAAAATACGATTATCAATTATGGATTGATAGTGATATTGTTTTTAATTCAGAGAAGTTCTGGCAGTTAGTATTAATGGATCAAGACATTGCTGGTGGTTGGTATGCTACAGAAGATGGCAGAACAACATCAGTAGCACACTGGTTAGATGAGGAAGACTTCAGAAGTAATGGTGGAGTGATGAATCATGAAACAGTAGAGAGTATCTCAAAGCGTCGCAAACCATTCACTGTAGATTATACAGGATTTGGATGGTTACTTATTAAGAATGGTGTATTCGAACATGAAAAGATGAAGTATCCATGGTTTGCTCCACAGATGCAAGTATTCGAATCTGGCGAAGTGCAGGACATGTGTGGCGAAGATGTTTCATTCTGTCTTGATGCAAAAGAAGCAGATTTCGAGATCTGGTGTGATCCAAGAATTCGAGTCGGACACGAAAAAACAAGAGTTATTTAATGAAGAATGAAAAGTATTCGATATATTGTGAAGGGAAGTTAATGTTCTCAGATTTAACAGAGATGGAATACTTTGATAGGATGGAAGACTTGTCTATTCAATATTATCAGACAGGTTTTCCAGATCCTCAAGATTTAAAGACTGAAATTCACCGAGAAAACTAAATGGTAACAAAATCAACTAAAAAAGAGGCAAACTAGGAAAAAATGGCAGTCAAATCAAAAACAGGTTCATGGGGTTCTGAGATTATTCTTGCTTCTCCTAAAAAATCTCGTCAAGGGAATGGAAAACATACCAAATATGGGGCAACTTCTCGTAACTCGGCTCGTAAAAGGTACCGAGGACAAGGAAAATAACCAAGGTGTCTCGAAAGAGGCATTTTTTTTATGTAAAATCACGTATAAATAAAGAAAAACTCTTTGTTTATGGCGATTCAAAGAATATCACGGGCATTTAAAGACATCTCATTGTCTTTTGAACCCCATCCAATTACAAAAGATCTACCTATATTAAAAAATGAGAATGCGATACGTAGATCTGTCAGAAATATAGTCGAAACTATACCAACTGAAAGATTTTTTAACTCATTACTAGGTTCTGAGGTTAGAGGTAGTCTGTTTGGGTTTGTAGATGTGGGTACTGCTTCAGTTATTGAGAGCCAAATTGAAATTGCCATAGATAATTTCGAACCAAGAGTAAATAATGTGCAAGTTCAAGTAGATCCTACACCAGATCAAAATGCATTTGATGTTACTGTTCTATTTGATATCATCGGACAAGAGTTTCCAACTCAAGAATATTCATTCCTCTTAGAGGCAACAAGATAATATGCCTTTTACTAAATACGCAAACTTAGATTTTGACCAAATAAAGACTTCCATTAAGGATTATCTTCGTGCAAACTCAGATTTCACAGATTTTGACTTTGATGGGTCTAATTTTTCGGTATTAATTGACACTTTAGCATACAATACATATATTACTGCATTTAACTCAAATATGATTGTTAATGAGTCCTTTTTAGACTCAGCAACACTTCGTGAAAATGTAGTTTCATTGGCAAGAAACATTGGTTATGTACCACGCTCTAGAACGGCAGCAAAGGCACAAGTATCTTTTGATATCATAAGACCTGTAGGTAATTCTTCAGTCTCTGTAACCCTTCAAAGAGGTCTTGTATGCACTGGAAATGTTAATAATACTGGATATATCTTTTCAATTCCTGAAAATATAACAAAAACTTTTATAGAAGCATCAAATGGTAATTTTGTAGCATCATTTAATTCAATAGAAATATATGAAGGAACTTTTTTAACAAATACATTTAATTATGATGGTTCTTTAGATCAAAAATTTATTCTTAAAAATGCATTTATTGATACCTCTACAATTAATGTGTATATTAAAAAAGAAGATGAAGATGGATTAGGTATAGAATATTCTGTTGCAGATAATATTGTTAATGTAGGATCTACTTCTAGGATTTATCTTCTTCAAGAAGTGCAAGATGAACAATATCAACTATTATTTGGTGATGGATTAATCGGTAAAAAGTTAGGAACTGGAACAAATGATGATGGAAATTTAATTACTGCGAATTATATTGTAACTGCTGGTAAAGAAGGTAATGGAGTAAGAAACTTTGCTTTCTCTGGTAGATTAGAATCATCTGATGGAAGTATTCTTAATGTTGGAAATGTTGATATAACTACAGTTCAGGAGTCTCAGAATGGCAGTGAGATAGAGTCAATTGACTCTATTAAGTATTTTGCACCTAAGATCTATTCTGCACAGAGTAGAGCAGTTACAGCCCGTGATTATGAGGCAATTATCAAGAATATTTACCCAGATACAGACACGGTATCAGTTGTTGGTGGGGAAGAATTAGATCCACCAGAATATGGAACTGTTTCTATAAGTATTAAACCTAAAAATGGAACTTTTGTTTCTGATTTTAATAAATCTAGAATTTTATCACAATTGAAACAATATTCTATATCTGGTATAAATCAAAAAATAGTAGATCTTAAAATACTATATGTAGAAATGGATTCTTCTGTTTATTATGATTCTGCAAAAATATCTACTTCAGAATCATTAAAAACACGTGTTATTGATTCGTTAACAACTTATTCTAATTCTATAGATCTGAATGCTTTTGGTGGTAGATTTAAATATAGTAAAGTTCAACAAGTAATTGATAATACTGATAGTGCTATAACTTCTAATATTAGTAGAATAAGAATTAGAAGAGATTTGAGAGCATTAATAAATCAATTTGGACAATATGAACTTTGTTTTGGTAATAAGTTCTATGTTAAAAGTGATGGATATAATATTAAATCAACAGGATTTAATATATCCACTGAAAGTGATACTGTATATCTAACAGATACTCCAAATGAAAATAAAAAAACTGGAGTGATATCAATAGTTAAACCAATTAGTAATGAATCTGTAAGAGTTGTAGTTAAGTCTGCAGGGACAATAGATTATATTAAAGGTGAGATTTTATTGAATACTGTAAACATCACATCTACTGATAAACCTAATAATATCATAGAAATACAGGCATTCCCAGATTCTAATGATATTATTGGATTAAAAGATTTATATTTGAATTTTAGCATTTCAAAAAGTTCAATAAATATGGTTAAGGATGTAATTGCTTCTGGTGATGAAATATCTGGAGTAGTATTCTCTAGAGATTATTATACATCAAGTTATCTAAATGGGAATTTAATAAGACAGTAATATGATACAAACTGGATTTGAATCTAGAATAAAGATTCAACAGATAATTAATAACCAATTACCTGAATTTATTTTGGATGAAAGTCCAAAATCTATAGATTTTTTAAAGCAGTATTATACTTCTCAAGAATATCAAGGTGGTCCTGTTGACATTGCAGAAAATTTAGATCAATATTTAAAGGTTGATAATTTAATACCTGAAGTTATTGTAGATAATACTACTCTTGAATCTGATATTAATTCTACAGATACTACTATTACTGTTAATAGTACAAAAGGTTTTCCATCAGAATATGGATTATTAAAGATTGATAATGAGATAATTACATACACTGGAATAACCTCTACCACATTTACTGGTTGTAAACGTGGATTTAGTGGTATAACCTCATATCATAGTGATTTAAATCAAGAAGAGCTTATATTTTCAGATTCATCAAAAGAATCACATATTGCAAATAAAGATATTAAGAACTTAAGTTCTTTATTTCTCAGAGAATTTTATAAAAAATTAAGATATACATTCACTCCTGGATTGGAAAATGTTGATTTTGACAAATCATTGAATGCAGGAAATTTTATAAAGGAAGCACAATCCTTTTATCAATCTAAAGGTACAAATGAATCTATTAGAATTCTTTTTAATGTTCTCTATGGAGTAACACCAAGTATAGTAAATTTAGAAGATTTTTTAATAAAACCTTCATCATCTAAATTTATTAGAAGAGAAATTGCAATTGCTGAGATAATTTCTGGAGATCCTGTTAAATTAATAGGACAAACTATTACAAAATCAACTGATAGTGCTACATCTGCATCAATATCGGAAGTAGAACCATTTACTAGACAAAATAAGCAATATTTTAAACTTTCACTTTTTATTGGATATGATGATAATAATTATGTTGAAGGTAATTTTCAAATAACTCCAAATACAAAAAGTTTTGAAAAAGTTTCAGTTGGTTCTTCTATAATTTCTGTTGATTCTACAATTGGATTTGCACAAACTGGAATGGTTATATCTGGTATCAACAGTATTACCTATTCTGATAAAAGTATTAACCAGTTTATAAATTGTTCTTGGACTACATCTTCTGGTGCTGGTGAAAATATAAATGCTACTGATAATATTAGATCCGATGAAACTTATTTTGGATTTGAAGATGGTGATTCTTCTAAACGTGTAGAACTAAGATTAACGGGTGTATTATCTGATTTTGAACAAATATCTGAAAATTTACAAGTATCTGAAGATGATATAATTTCAGTAAAAAATCTTGGTGATTTAATTGAGAATCCATCAAGTGATAAAACTTATAAAGAAATTTTTGCTAATTCTTGGATTTATAATACTAGTTCTTCATATGAAATTTTAAACTTTGGACAAACGTTATCATTAACTCTTAAGAGTGATATTGATAGGTCTAGTTTAAAATTAGGTGATCAAGTAGAAATAGTACAACAAGATGGTCTTGGAGGTTCTGGTGTAATTGTATATCCAACCGAATCTTCATTGGCAAGTTCTGCAGCTGCAGGTGTAATCGGATATCCATACGTTAAAACTATAAATGGTAATAGTATTGAATTAGAGAATTTTAATTTTACACCAGGAACAAATACATCATATGCTCTTCGAAGAAAAATTAATAAAGCAACTAGTGTAAATGTTCCTATTCAATATGGTAATGGTAATATTATTAGTGACATACAAAATTTATATGTTGATAAAAAAAATGAATATGCTTATGTTGCATCTAATTCATTACCTTCAGGAGTAAGTGGATATGATGTATCTGATGGATTTGAATATACTTATGAAATAACAAAAAAAATTAATTCATCTTCAATAGATTCTGTTAGCAATTTAACAAATATATTATCTAATGGAGAATATAGTAGTATAAAATTTGATAATAAAGCACCTTTTATTACTGGTGATAGGATTCAATATGAACCAAGTTCAGTTCCAATTAGTGGATTAATTACAGGATCATATTATGTTGAGGTTTTACCAGATGGACAATCTATTAGATTATACAATTCTCCATCATTTATTGAGTCTGAAGGTTATTTAAATCTTTCTCCATCTGCTGGTGTATTTGGAACTCATACATTTACATTATATTCTCAAAGATCATCTAATATTGGATCCCAGAAATTACTTAAAAAGTTTACATTACCAGTAAATACAAAGAATGGAAATAATGAATTAACTACTCCAGGAAATATTGGAATGTTAATTAATGGTGTAGAGATTAAAAATTATAAATCTCATGATAAAGTTTATTATGGAGGAATAGAATCTATAGATGTATTAAATGGTGGTAGTGAATATGATGTTATTAATCTTCCCACATTAACAGTTTCTGCTGGTATTGCATCAACTGCTTTTAGTCAACTTGTAGTTAGTGGAAGTGTTAAAAAAGTTTATGTGGATCAACTAGATTTTGATATTTCAGAAGTAAATTCCGTTACAGTAAGTGGTGGTAATGGTAGTGGAGCAGTTATTAAACCAATACTTAATATTAGATCTAGAGAAGTTTCATTTGATGGAAGACCAACTACAAATTCTGGTGGAATAACAACAGGAGGATATCAATTAATCTTCTCAGAAAATCATTATTTTACAAATGGGCAAGAAGTTATATATGATTCTAATAATAATGATCCTATAGGTGTTGGTATTGGAACATCAACATTATCTAATGGTGGACATTATTTCACATCAATTGATAACAATTTAACAGTTAAATTATATGAATCATTTAATTCATATTCTAGTGGAATTAATACTGTAGGATTTACTACTTTCAATACTTCAGGTATTCATAAATTTAAGACTCTTAATAATAAAAAGACAATATCTAGAGTTGATGTGATTGATGGTGGTGATGGATATACTAATAGAAAACTAATAGTAAAACCTATAGGAATTAATACAGTTAATAATACAATTAATTTTAAAAATCATGGATTAAATGATGGAGATAATGTATTATATTCAAATGATCCTATTAGTGGATCTAATAAAGATATTACAGGTTTAACTACATCTACTGGTATAACAACTACATCAATTCACTATAAAGTATTAAAAATAGATGATAATTCCTTTAGTTTATCAAATAGTGGTGTTGGTGGAACAATAACTTCATTCTATGAAAGAAGAAAACCCATAGAGATTACATCCATAGGAGCAGGAAGTAGTTATCATAATTTCTATTATCCTCCTATTGAAGTTTCTATAGATTATACTTCTGCTGGAATTGGTAGTACATCCTTTTCTGTCACATTAACACCATTAGTAAGAGGTAGTATTATTGATTCATATGTTTATGAATCTGGTGCTGGTTATGGATCTACTACATTAAATTTCCAGAAAAAACCTTCAGTAACTGTAAATAATGGTAAAAATGCAGCAATGGTTCCTGTTGTTGTAGGAGGGGAAGTTAAATCTGTAAATATTCAATTTGGTGGACAACAATACACATCAATTCCAGATTTAATAGTTAGTGATATTAGTGGAAGAGATGTATTGGGTTCTGGTGCTGAATTAAGACCTGTTATTAGTAATGGAAAGATAACTGATGTTAAAATAATTAATACAGGTATTGGATATTCTGATACAACTATACATACATCAATTTTAGTTAAATCTGCAGGATCTGATGCATCCTTTGACCCAATAATTAGGTCATTAGATGTCAATAATGTTGAAAATAGACGTGATAGTTCATCACCAATTAGTGAAATTTTTGAAGAATCTTCAAATAATTTAGAATATTCAGTTTCTGGTTATTTTGAAAAGTTAAGAGACTCATTTAAGGATAATGTAAATTCACCTTCAGGTATAATTGGATGGGCTTATGATGGAAATCCAATATATGGTTCATATGGATATGATGATCCTTCAATTGCTAATAATTCACGAAGATTACTTACTGGTTATGTAAAAGACATCACTAATATTTCTGATAGACCATTGGGATTTGATGCTGGATTCTTTGTTGAAGATTATAAATTTCTTGATAATGGTGATCTTGATAAGTATAATGGTAGATATGCCAAAACATTAGAATTTCCTAATGGTGTTTATGCTTATTATGCTGCAATTGATTTGGATGGAAATCCTGAATTTCCATATTTTATAGGTGAATGTTATAGGTCTAATACTTTAGAAGAAAATAAAACTCTTGATCAAACATTTGATTTTAATAATTCAGACTTACTTAGAAACACTTTTCCACATAAAATATCTGATGAATTTGCTAATAATGATTTTATTGTTGAAACAAATGAAATTACAAGACAAAAAACAGTTATTGAGTCTGTAACTGATGGATTTGTTAATAATTTTGAAATTATTAGTAATGGTAGTAATTATAAAGTAAATGATAATGTATCATTTGATAATACAGGTACAAGTGGTAGTGGATTAATTGCAAAAGTATCTTCAATAGAAGGAAAAGATATTACAACAATAGAAACTAGTGTAGAGAATTTCCCAACAGCAACATTTACATATGTTAATGATGAGAATATAAAAGTTACTATTCTTCCACAACATTCTTTAAGGAATAATGATGATATTATAATTTCTGGACTTAGTACTTATCTAACTGAGTTAAATGGATTTCACAAAATAGGAATTACTTCATATTACTCAAATTTAATTTCTCCACTTGGAGCAGGAGCTGCTACAACAGAGGTATATGTAAATCATATTCCAAATGACGTTTCTATTGGGTCTAGTATTGGAATTGGACCAGAAACTGCAAAATTATTAGATATTTACAGAAATCTTAATATACTTAGGATTGAAAGAGGATTACCTGGTACTTCTCACAGCATATCTACAAAATTAGAATTTAAACCAGATTCATTTACAATTCCTAAAAAAGTAGATTATTTTGAGTCTTCTATTAATAAATTAGCATATTTTAATGCTAGAGAGTCTGTAGGGGTTGGTAGTACAGCTGGTGTAGTTGGATATACAACAACGTTTGATTTTGGAGATTCTCAGGTTACAAGAAATATTCAAACTAGATCAATTTATATTGAAAATCACCCATTCGAAACTAATGAAGCAGTTACTTTAACTGTACCTACTGGTGGTGCTCTTGCAATTTCAACAATTGGTATTGATGCTATTGGTGTAATAGCACCATTTAATTTACCAGCATCTGGACTTACTACTAATGTGTATGTTGTTAATAAGTCAGTAAACACTATTGGAATAAAGACTGGTATTGGTACTGATCATAATGGTAATGAATATGAAGAAGTTTATTTCCGTAATACTCCAGGTCAATTAGTTGATAATGATAAGTATCTATTAGAAACACAATTTATTCAAAAACAAGGGGTAATTGATAGGGTTAATACTGTCGTTTCTGTTTCAACTTCTCATGAATTGGTAGTAGGGGATAAAGTAAATTTAAATGTTATACCAAAACTTTCTGTTGGTATTGGTACAACATCTACATCTGTTGCTGTTAAATGGGATGACAATATTAATCATATTACTATCAATCCACGTATTATAGATGCTTCTAAGATTAATACAACATCTAATCAATTAGAAATACTTAGACATAACTTAAATACGGGAGATAGAGTTAGTTATTCATCAACATTACCTATTTCTGGTTTATCTACAAATACTTATTACACATTTAAAGTTGATGATAATAATATTAAACTTTGTGATACTCTTATAGATTCTAATGCAAATCCACCTACTGTAGTAAGTTTTGCAAGTACAGGTGGTCAGAGTCATACAATAACTCCAATTAATCCAAGAATTACAGTAACTCAAGGTACTAATTTAGTATTTGATTTATCAGATTCTTCATTAAGTGGCCATTATTTAAAAATCTATCATGATAATAAATTTAATAATGAGTTTGTTTCTACAGGAACAACTGAAGGGTTTACTATAACTGGTATTGATACTACTGGTGGAGTAGTAGGTGCTGCATTAACAATTAATTATAATACTGAAACAACAAATATATTACCTAAAAAATTATATTATACTTTAGAAAAATCTGGATATTTAAGTACTGCAGATACTTTAGTAAATAATCATTCTGAAATATTATTCATTGATAGTACATATACTAAAGAGCATGTAATTTCTGGGGTTGGTAATACTACATTTAATATTGCTTTAAGTAAAATTCCAGAAAGATTATCTTATGCTTCTTCTGAGTGTTCTACAATAAAATATAATACAAATTCTACAAGTGCACAAGGATCTATATCAGATATTCGTATTATTTCTGGTGGAACTGGATACAAAAAATTACCAGATTTCTCCATGGTAACTTCTACTAATGGAGTAAATGCTTTAATAGTTGCAAAATCAAATACTATAGGAGATGTAAAAAAAGCAAGAATTATTAATGAGGGATTTGAATATTCATCAGATAAAACTTTACAACCAAATGCTGATATATCTCCATTAATTACTATTAGAGATTCAAATACTATAGGAATTGTTACAGTTGTTAATGGTGGAAAAGATTATACCACCCCTCCTAATATTGTGATTGTTAATGATGATAGTGGTAAAATAATTGATAGTGGAATTTTAGAAGCAAATATAGTAGGTAATTCTATTGATAGTGTTAATATACTACAATCCCCCAAAGGACTGTCGGAAAAAACATCAAAATTATATGCTACTAATAATACTAATGGAATTAGTATTGTTGAGGTATCATCTCCTTCTGCAGGTATTGGAACCACATTTACATGCACCATAACAACTCCAGTACTTGGTTTCCCAACACCACCATTTAAAATTGGAGATAAAGTATTCATAGAAGGAATACAAAAAGTTGGTGCTGCAGGATCTGGATTTAATTCTGAAGATTATGGATTTAAATTCCTTGAAGTTGGTCTTTATGATACAAGTGGAACCAAAGATGTTGTAACAATTAATGTAGTTGGATTAACAACCACTGTTGGTGTTGCTAAAACAGTTCAAGATTCATTTGGAACTATAATACATGAAGATGATTATCCATCATTCACTATCACACAAAAACAATCTGTTTTCTTAATTGGTGAAAAAATTATTAGTGATGGTATAGAAAGAAACTTATTTATTGCTAATATCGATGTAAAAGGATATATTAAAGTAAATGGTAGTTATAATTTATCTCTAAATGAAGTTATTACTGGTAAAGAATCTGGATCTATAGCAACAATAGACAGGATTATCGATAATTTTGGAAGATTTAAAGTTAATTACGCAAATAAAAAAGATATTGGTTGGGAAGATAATATTGGAAAATTGAATGAAGATTTTCAAGTAATTCCAGATAATGATTATTATCAAAATCTTTCATATACAATTAAGAGTCCAATTACATGGGAAGAATTTAGCAGTCCTGTTAATAATTTAGTTCATACTAGTGGAACAAAGAATTTTTCAGATACTGGAATATCTTCAACTGCAACTGTTGGTATTGGTAGTTCAAGTGCTTCAACTATAATAAAAGATCTATTTGATGAACGTAGAGTAGATACAGTTTATGAATATGATTTGGTTAAAGATATTGATTTAGTTGGTGGGTCTTCTAAATTCTTAAGTTTTAAAACTAAAAAATTAACAGATTATACTCTTGCTAAAACTAATGCAGTTTTAAAAATAGATGATATAGATGATTTATTTTCCAATTTATCTAATGATCCTAAAAGTTATCTAGATCTTTTTAAATTACCTTCAACAATTACATATGATAATATTTTAATAAGAGTTAATGAATCTTTTGATAATACCAATCTTCAATTAACAGATTTAGTTATTCTTAACAATGGAACTAATAGTTTCTTATTAGAAAAAGGAAGTATTAATAATGTTGGAACAGCAATTACTCATGCGGTAAATGAATCATATGGAACATTTTCAATATATGTTGATGATTATGATGATAGTTATTTAAGATTTACACCTCGTGATCCTATTAATATTGATTATGATTTAAAATATATTAGATCTACTTTTAGTTCTGCCTCTAGTGGAATAGGAACTACGTCAATTGGATTTGTTGATTTGACTGCAGCTGCCATAGGAGTTGCTTCAACTACATCAGCATCTGGAATAACTAGTTCTATTATAGGTGTTGGTACTCATAAATTTAATTCATTATATGTTAATACTCAAGTTATTGACAATGAAACTAATGATATGAATTTTGTTGATATATATTTGACTCATGACGGAACTAATACATATCTTTCTGAATATTATTTTGATTCAGAATCACAAAATTATTCTGGATCTCTCATAGGTTCATTTAATGCTGATATTACTTCGGGACTATTATCATTAAAATATACAAATGATACTGTAAATGGAGTTACTCTTAAATCTAAAATTGTTGGATTTGGAACAACATCTGTTGGTGTTGGTACCTATAGATATAAGTTAGATGAACAGGATGATGGTCAAGAAAGAACAGCAATATATCAATCACATTATGAAACTACCACTGGTGCTGCTGCAACAACTGTATTTACTGTAGATAAGAATTTATTCAATACAGTTAAATCATCAGTTGAAGTTGGTATGGGAGCATCTAAATCTCTACATAAACTTTTAACTATTAATGATATTCAACAATCTAATGTGTATGTGCAACAAGGACCTTTCCTTTCTGTAAAGGGTAATGGTATTGGAGCAACTGATTCTCAAAGTGGAATGGGAACATTTGGTGGTTATTATTCTGGTGATAATTTTATCTTAAAATTCTTCCCAGATGCATCAATGACATCTGAACTTAAAGTTTCCTCATTTAATGAATGTTTCTATACTACTGTTGATACCGTTAATATTCCACCAGATCATACTTATGGAAATATTACAGAATCTTTGAATGTTGATCAATATAATGGACTTGAAGGAAAAAGAGTTGAAAGAACGGAATTTCCTCTAAGTTTTAATAATGATTTTATTTTTGCTAAAGTATTTAATCCTAAAAATGCTACACAATTGAATTTAAGCACAGGATTATTTACTTTAAAAAATCATTTCTTTAGCACAGGTGAATCATTAAAATATACTCCTAAGTCTACATTTGTTGGACTTGGATCAACTGCAATGACTGATAATAGTGGTACAGTTATACCATCTACTGTTTTTGCAATTAAAGTTGATGATGATAGTTTTAAAATTGCTACATCAAGAAGTAATGCAGATTCTGGAACAAATGTTTCTTTTGGATCTTCTGGTGAAGGAAATGCACATGAACTTTCAATGGTCAAATCCAATGAAAAGTCTGTTATAACAATTGATGGTATACCTCAATCTCCATTAATTTTCACTAAAGTTGCACATACTTTATCTGGAAATAGTGGTGGTCAAATTAGTGCATCATCTACAATATTCTCTTTAAGTGGAATAGGAACAATAAATCCATCAGACATTTTAAGAATTGATGATGAATATATTAAAGTTGTAAATGTTGGACTTGGAACAACTGCAGTTGGACCAATAACTGGTGCAGGATCATCTACAATAGTTGAGGTTACAAGACAAATTTTTGGATCAACAGCAGCAGTTCATACTGATACAACAACTGCTAGACTTTATAAAGGATCTTATAATATTGTTGGTAAGAATATTCATTTCATTGAACCACCTAAAGGAAATCCATCAATTGTTAAAGATGAAAGTAATTTAGATCCTCCAAAATCTGATTTTACTGGAAGGGTATTTTTAAGAAGTAATTATGATACAAACCAAATATACGATGATATTTCTGATGAATTTACTGGTATTGGTAGAACATTCACTTTAACCGTAGGTGGAGCAAATACTGCTGGAATTGGAAGTACTGGTGGTAATGGTATTTTGTTTATTAATAGTGTATTTCAAACTCCTACTACTATTAACAACCCACTCAATAATTATAGTTTGGATGATGGAGATCAAATTGCAGGAATAACAACTGTTACATTTACTGGCATAGCAACAAATGATGGATCTTCTGGAGGTGGAGAAGTTTTCACTTCTATAAGTGATGTGAATGTAAATCAATTACCAAGAGGAGGTGTTGTTGTTTCCTTAGGTGCTTCTGGTGGATTAGGATATGCACCTCTTGTTGGATCTAAGGTAAGACCTACATCTGATACAACTAGGTCTATTACAAGCGTTGTTGGATTTGCTACAACTGGTTCAGCACTTTCAATTAGCACTGCTTCATATGATAATACAACTGGATTAATGACAGTTACCACTTTAAAGGAACATGGATTTGTTCTTGGTGAAACAAATGAAGTTACTATGGTTGGACTTCATTTTGCATGTGCTGCTGCCCATTCTGGTGTAACTACCACTATATTCCCAGATGTTATTAATGACAGACCATTTTCTATTACAGGAATTTCTTCTATTAATACATTTACTGCAGATGTTGGTATATGTACTATTCCACATAATTATGTTGGTCAAGGAACTGTATTTTCTTGGTATGGTGATTTAACATATGGTCAGGGATATAATAATATTATTTCTATTGGAGTAGCAGTAACAGATAAAGGATATGATCATAAATTTGTGAGTGCTGATAATAATTCAATTCTTGTTGCTGGAGTGGGTGCTTTAACACCTACAGATGCATTCTATGAATCTCATTCGGGTAGATTGATATTAACTATCAATAACCATGATCTTACTACTAGTAATGTAATAGGAATTGGTACTCGTTCATTATTATTCACATGTTCTAGAGATAATCATTCAACTTCTCACACATATCCAAGAGCTGGGGCAACTCCAAGTTCTTCTATCGGAGATCCAATACACAATAATATGGCAATACCGATTGTAGCAACTACAACAAACACTATAGAGGTTAATGTTGGTGCTGCATCAAGTGGTAGTGGTGCTATTATAACAGCACATCCAGTTGGAGTTAATACACACATATTTGTAAGTGGAACAACTGGTGGTATTAGAAGACTTAGTGGAACACCAGGAAACCTTACAGCACTAAATGGAACTTTATATGAACCCACTACAGGTGTATTAACTATTAAAAGTGGATCTCACAGTCTTAGTGCAGCAACAACTAAAAATATAACTGGTGCTCTTTATACAGCCACAACAGGTATAATGACCATCACTTCATCATCTCATGGATTTGATAATGGTGATTATGTTAAGATTGTAAATAATTCAATAATATTTACATGCGATAAAGATGGTGGAGTTAGTAATCATTCATACCCAAGAATAACTGATCCAATTTATAATAAGTGGATAGCAATTGCAAACAAAACCACTAATACATTTGAATTACAAGTTGGTATTAGTACCGCAGGAAATTATACACATACTTATGTTGGTGGAACTGCTGTAAATGCTATTAAAAAAGCAAATAGTTTTATTGGAATTTCTACAGGATCTATAATATTTACATGTGCTCAAGATAGTCATAAGACTATTCATCCATACCCCAGATCAACTGATCCATTTAATTGGAGTGATGGAAAAGTATTAGGAGTTGAAACTGTTGCGTCTGCAACTTTATTCACGGTAAATGTTGGTAAATCTGCAAATGGAAGTGGTGGTGCATTGACATATAATATTGGTGCTGCTGGAACAAATTATACCAATCCTAGAATATTTGTTTCTGATCCAAGTTATTCTGATCTTTCTGTTAGGGGAATATCACGTTTAACAGGTGGAGATGATGTTGGGTCAGGTCTTCTTGTTGATATTAGTGTTTCTGGTGCTTCAACTGTTGGAGTAGCTTCTGATACGTTTGAAGTTAGTAAATATGATATTTCTAGAAATGGTTATGGATTTAGACGTGGAGATATAATTGAACCTATTGGATTAGTTACTGCCAGAACATTACAATCTCCAATATCAAAATTACAATTAAATATTGATGATATTTATTCTGATACATTTGCTGCATGGCAGTTTGGTGAATTTGATTTTATTGATCCTATTCAAAAATTCCAAGATGGTTCAAGAACAAGATTCCCATTATTTTATAATAATCAATTATTGAGTTTTGAAGCAGAAGTAGATTCTTATATTGATCTTCAAAACTTATTGTTTATCACTATAAATGGTATAATTCAAGATCCAGGAGTTGCTTATGAGTTTGATGGTGGAACATCATTTGTCTTTACAACAGCACCAAAAGAGGAAGATAAAGTTGCAATATTCTTCTATAGAGGGACAAGAAATGTTGATGATACTTTAGTTACTGGTATATCCAAATCTTTAGAAAAAGGTGATACTGTAAAGGTTATTAGTAATAATTCTATTCGTGGAACAAAAACACAAGATAATAGATTTATATTTGACTTATCAAGTACAGATAAAATTGAATCTAATGTTTATTCTGGAATAGGAATAGATGATCAAAATTATAAACCACTTAGTTGGAGTAAGAAAAAGAGAGATAGAATGATCAATGGTGAATTGGCATCTAAATCAAGAGATTCTATAGAATCACTCATATTCCCAACAGCAAAAATAATTGGTAATATTGATACATCACAAACTTCAATATTTGTTGATAGCACAGAATTATTTGATTATGATTCTGCTAATGATTTCTCAGGATTAATAGTTTCTGAGGATTCATATCCAGTTTCTGCTGCTATAACAGCTACGGTATCTGCTGCAGGAACTATTTCTGGATTGCATATTACTGATGGTGGAAGTAATTATATTACAGCACCTAATATTTTAATCACAGCACCTGCTTCTCAAATTGGAGTCGGTATTGGTACAACAGCAACAGCAACATTGAGTATATCTGGAGTTGGAACTGTAAATGGATTTGCAATTACTAATTCTGGGTTAGGATATACAGTTGCACCAGATATTTTAGTTTCTCCACCAAATCCAACTATTGAAAATATTAGTAGTATTGATGTTATCCAAGGATTCTCTGGAATTGTAACTGGTGTTAGTGCAACAACTGTTGGTGTTTCTACTTTAGGATTTACTTTCAATTTGAGTAAATCTAATTCAACATGGACTGGAATGGATGTAGGAAATCCAATTTATATTTTTGAAACTAATGTGGGACATGGTGGAACATCAATTGATAATACAGGAAGTGATTCTGCTGTGGTTGGTGTTGGAACTACATTCTTAGATAATATATACATCATTCAGCATGTAGAGACATCTGGCACTACAGGTATTATTACCTGTCTTATGGCAAGTAATCCAGTTGGAATTGCCACTACAACAGGCACACAGACCCTTGGTAAGTTCTCTTGGGGTAAATTAGGTGGAATCAGTAGATCTTCTTCTCCAGTGTCTATAGAAGTAACTGGTAACACCATAGATGTTGGAATAACAACGTTCCCAACTATACAAAGAAGAGGCACTGGATTGAGAAGTACTGGTGCCCTTCCAAAACTATTATAAATATCTAAAAAACTATTTAAGATGCCAGCCGTCGTAACAGATCAATTTAGAATATTAAATGCAGGTAATTTTGTAGATTCTGTACTGGATACTAATAATTCGTATTATGTATTTTTAGGACTTCCGAATCCAGCAAATCCTGCATCTGGTTTTGGTAGAACCACTTCAGATAATGAATGGAATACTAATACCCCAAATCCAACTGATAATTTGCAGTATAATCATCATTATAGAGATACTGCTTTATTTGGTAAAAAAGTTACTAGCAGTAATGTTAGAAGATTGATAAGAAAGGTTAATTGGAGTAGTAATACACGTTATGACATGTATCGTCATGACTATAGTATTTCAAATCCTACACCAAATTCCAATACAAGTAGATTATATGATTCTAATTATTATGTAATTAATAGTGATTTTAGAGTTTATGTTTGTATAGAAAATGGTTCTTCAGGATCTAATTTGAAAGGTAATGTATCTAAAGACGAACCAACTTTTACTGATTTAGAACCTACAGCAGCTGGAACAAGTGGTGATGGATATATTTGGAAATACTTATTTTCAGTTTCTCCAAGTGATATTATAAAATTTGATTCTACAGAGTATGTTGTAGTTCCTAATGATTGGAGTACTTCAATAGATAGTCAAATTCAAAATGTTAGAGAAGCAGGTGATTCTGATATTAATCAAAATCAAATTAAAGCAATATACATTGCAGATGGTGGTGCAAACTATTCTGCAGGAATTGTTGATATATTAGGTGATGGAAGTGGAGGAAAAGTATCAATTACTGTCAATTCTGCAGGAACAATAACTAAAGCATTGGTAGTTACGGGTGGAAGTGGATATACTTTCGGTGTAGTTGATTTAGGAACTCTACAACCTTCTGGATCTATTCCAGATCCTGCTAAATTAATACCAATTATTCCACCTTCAAAAGGTCATGGATATAATATCTATACTGAATTAGGCACAGATAAAGTATTGGTATATGCTAGATTTGATGATTCAACTAGAGATTTTCCAGTTGATACTAAATTCTCTCAAGTTGGTATTATAAAAAATCCAACTGAATTTACTTCTTCATCTATTTTTAGTGGAAGTGATTATTCATCTTTATATTCTATAAAACTTACTTCAACTGGTTCAACACCTACTGTTGGAGTTAAAATGGAACAAACAGTAACTGGAGGAACTGCTAAAGGTTATATTGCGTCATATGATTCTGAAACTCAAGTTATAAAATACTTCCAAGATAGATCTTTATATTTTGGAAATGAGAAAGATCAAACTGATGTTAATACTGTCAGTAGCACTTCTAAAATATTATCTTTTGAATCTTCAGGAAATAGTATTTCTCCATTTACTGGATCTGTAGATACTGGATTCAGTGGTATTAAAACTACCATAAATTCAAAAGACGTAAATTTGGGAGTTGTTTTTACAGATGGACTTGCTAATCCAGAGATAAATAAAAAGACAGGTGATATAATTTATATGAATAATAGACCTCTGGTACAAAGAGATTCTAGACAAAAAGAAGACATCAAAATTATTTTGGAATTTTAAAGAAAAATGACACAAAAAACCAATTTAAATATTAGTCCATATTATGATGATTTTGATTCTGAAAAGAACTTTTATAAAGTTTTATTTAAACCAGGATATCCAGTACAAGCAAGAGAATTAACTTCTTTACAATCAATCCTTCAAGGACAAGTAGAGTCCTTCGGGGGTCATATGTTCAAGGAAGGATCTGTAATTATTCCAGGTAATCTCACATATGATGGGCAATTTTATGCTGTAAAATTAAATTCTTCTAATTTAGGGGTTGATATATCTTTATACATTAATAATTTTATAGGAAAAAAAATAACAGGACAAGTATCTGGAACTACAGCAAAAATTCAACATGTAGAAATTTCTGGTGCTAATGTAGATGATATAACAATATATGTAAAATATATAGATTCTGATGATAATTTTGTATTTACTCAATTTCAAGATGGTGAATCTTTAAGTGCTACTGAAAATGTAGAATATGGAAATACCACAATTGTTGCAGGAACACCTTTTGCATCTTTAATATCATCAAATGCAACTTCTATAGGATCAGCAGCGTCTATTCAAGATGGAGTATTTTTTGTTAGAGGATATTTTGTAAATATTGCACAAGAAACTATAATTCTAGATTATTATACTAATACTCCATCTTATAGAGTTGGATTAAAGGTTGATGAAGTTATTGTTAATGCTAAAGAAGATGATTCATTATTTGATAATGCTAAGGGATTTACTAATTATGCTGCTCCAGGTGCAGATAGATTTAAAATAAGTTTATCACTTACCAAAAAACTATTAACTGATACTAATGATACTGATTTTATTGAAATTTTAAGAGTTAAAAATGGTAGAATACAGAAATTTAATTCAAAAACCCAATATAATATAATTCGTGATTATTTGGCAGAAAGAACTTATGATGAATCTGGTGATTATACAATAGATCAATTTAATCCATCAATACATAATTCTTTGAATGATAGGTTAGGTAATAATGGTGTATATTTCAATAATGAAAAAACAGAAGATGGCAATACACCTTCTGATGATTTAATGTGTCTTAAAGTATCTCCAGGAAAGGCATATGTAAGAGGATATGATGTTGAAAAAATAGGAACAACTATTATAGATGCAGATAAACCAAGAGATACTGAAATAATATCTAATTCAAGTATCCCATTTAATATGGGAAATTTATTGAAAGTTAATAATGTAACAGGAACGCCAAAACAAAGAGCAACTATAGATTTATATAATAGATTAGTAGGTGATAGTGGTGCAAAAATAGGAGATGCAAGAGTATATACAATCAATCTTACTTCTTCTGAATATTCAAATGGTTCTACAGAATATGACTTAAGATTATATGATATTCAAACATATACCAAATTAACCTTAAATCAAAGTGTTGATGCTGATGATATTCCCACTACTGCTTTTGTAAAAGGTAAGAATAGTGGTGCTAGTGGTTATGCTGTTTATGCTGGTGGTAATAGTGAATATATTTACTTAAGACAAACTTCTGGTAATTTTGTTAAAGGTGAAGGACTAATTGTTAATGGAATAGAAATTTCAAGAATCATTAAAGAGTTTGTTGTATATGGAACTCAAAATATAAAATCAGTAAAACAAACTGGAGCTTCTGGTTATCCCGATTTCACTGCTGATTCTGTGCTTGAAAGATTCAGAATGCCTGGTAGTATTAATCAGATAACAATTCCAGGAGTAATTAGTGGAGTAGCAACAGTAGCGGCTGGAGGACTTCCATTTGCTGGTATAGGAACAGATACTATTATTTCATATCAAAGATCTGGATTTTCGACAGAAACTTATAATAGAGTAACTTCTGTTTCTTCTAATAAATTAACAATAGGAATAAGTTCGATAGCAAATAGTGCCATTAATGGAGGAATTGGTGCTGGTGTTACTGGAGTTTTTGATGGTCAAATATTAACTGGAACAAATGATTCATTAGTTACTCCATATGCTATGGGACCTATTATATCAAATGAAGGTGGGTTGTATGTAGAATTGCCAGATTATAATGTTTCTACAGTAGATCTTACTGGATCAACATTAACTATTTCTGAGCAAATAACTGGAGAGGCAACTGATGGTAGTGGTGAACTTACTTTCGATCTTTCATCTGTAGGAATTACTAGTGCTGCTTATGAAGCATTTGACGAAGAAAGATATTCTGTAACTTATTCAACTGGTATACAAGCACCCATTGCAAGAGATCAATTTGAACTTTCCAATAATATTATAACTATTAGAGGTTTAAGAGATAGTCAAAGTAATGTTGTAGTAGATACAACACTTAGTAAGTTTGGAATTCAAAGTAAAGTAAAACAATATAATAGGAGTGCTTCTCTTGTAGTATCTAGATCAAAATATAAGCAATCTGGAGTTGGTGTTAATACTTCAAATTCTGATGGATTAACTTATAATAAGTATTATGGTGTAAGAGTACAAGATGAGGAAATTTCTTTAAATTATCCTGATGTAGCAAAGGTAGTATCTGTTTACGAATCATTAGATAGTTCAGATCCAACATTAGATGAAGTTCAATTTACTTCAACTGCTAGTGTTCATACTAATGCCATAGTTGGAGAACATATAGTAGGTAATACAAGTAAAGCAATTGCAAGAGTTGTTTCATCACCATCAGCAAATACGTTAAAAATTGTTTATTTGACAGGTGATAAATTATCAACTGGAGAAACTGTAGTATTTGACGAGTCTAAATTAACCACTGAAATTGAAATAATTACTTCGGGTAGTTATAAAATTATTACAGATTCTTTTTCTTTAGATAAGGGGCAAAAAGATCAATATTATGATTATTCTAGACTTGTTAGAAATAATGGAGTTTCAGAACCTGCTAAAAGATTATTAATTGTTTTTGATTATTACTCAGTACCATCTACAGATGATGGTGATGTATTCACTGTCTTAAGTTATGACAAAGAAAGATTTACTGAAGATATACCAAATATTGGACCATCTAATATAAGAGCGTCAGACACTTTAGATTTTAGACCAAGAGTAGCAGTATTTGATCCATCAGCTACTACTGGATCACCATTTGATTTTAGTTCTAGAAATTTTGATAGTGTTCCTAAGTATCTTTTAAAATCAGATGAATCATCAATATTAGGTTATGAATATTATTTACCTAGAATTGATAAATTATATTTGGATAAATTTGGTAAGTTTGTTGTTGAAAAAGGAATATCTGAAAAAACCCCTAAAGCACCTGAAAAGAATGATGAGTTGATGCAAGTAGCAACTATTAATCTTCCACCATATCTTTACAATCCACAAGATGCATCTTTAACTTTAATTGATAATAGAAGATTTACAATGAGGGATATTGGTTTTATTGAAGATAGAGTAAAGAATTTAGAACAAGTTACAACACTTTCTTTACTTGAGATTGATACTCAAACTCTCCAAATTCAAGATGCTGATGGAAGAAATAGATTTAAGAGTGGATTTTTCGTTGATCCATTTAATAATTATTCATTAATGAATACAAAGTTATCTTCAATTCAAATAAATCCAGTAACAAATGAATTAATTCCTATTGTTAGTAGAAATTCTATAGCATCACAACTTGCAACTTTAGAAGTATCTATTCCTGAAAATGAAGATTTTGGTGAAAATTATCCAACTATAGATCCAAATATACAAAAAACTGGAAATGCAGTAACCTTAAAATATGAAGAAATTGATTGGTTAGAACAAACAATGGCAACAAAATCTGTCAATGTTAATCCATTCAACGTTGTTGTTTATAATGGAACTGTTGAACTTAGTCCAAGAAACGATACTTGGGTTAGGACAATTCAGTTAGAAGATAATAATATTCGTATTACTAGAAGTGATATATTTACACAAAATATTGATATTCAAGGTAGAGATGTATTACGAACAAATCGTAGACAAGAAGGAGATAGTGGAAGAGTAACAAGTAGTAATGTTACTACAGAAGTAAGTACTAGACAAACTATTACTGAAAATGCATTTAGTGTAGATGATGTTAATACTAGAAATCAATTAGTATCAACTGGTTCTGAATCTTTTATGAGATCTAGAAATACTGAATTTGTAGTATCAAATCTCAAACCATCCACACGTTATTATCAATTCCTTGATGGAAATAGTGGTGTTAATTTTATACCAAAATTGATTGAAATAGCAACAGATTCATCTTTAAACACCTATGGTGCTTCTGATGCATTTTCTGTGGGAGAAACTGTTATTGGAACAGTTGATGGTGTACAATTAATCAATTTTAGAGTTTCTAGTCCTAGACATAAATTTGGACAATATAATAATTCATCATCAATATATAATATCAACCCATATAATAAATCAGAAACTATATCTGAATCTTATAGTTCATCATCAAATATTCTTAATGTTGATACAAAATCATTATCAAATGAAGCACAAGGTTTGTATTCTGGATATTTAACTCAAGGAATGAGATTAGTTGGGCAAGAAAGTGGTGCAGTAGCTTATGTTAAAGACTTAAGATTAATTTCAGATAATTATGGAGATATTATCGGAACATTCTTCTTAAAAGATCCAAATGCAAGTCCTGTTCCAGCAGTGAGAATAGAAACTGGAACAAAAACATTTAAATTAACTTCAAGTTCTACAAATGAACGTGGGGTTCCTGGAAGTAATGTAATTTCTTTTGCAGAATCTAGATATACTTCTCAAGGAAATGTAAATAGATGGCAGAATGAAGTAACAACAACTACAACCAATTTTGATGCTTTAACAAATGTAAATACATTCACTAATGTAACTACAGAAAATGTAGAGTATAGTGATCCTCTAGCACAATCATTTATAGTTGGTGGAAATGTTCAAGCACCTTCAGATATTGATTTAAGTGATGATGTTAATGGTGTATTTTTAACATCGATTGATTTATATTTTAACACAATAGATAGTGGAAATGCTCCAGTCAAGATTCAAGTAAGAACTGTTGAATTGGGATTACCGACTTTAAATACTATAGGAAAAACTGTTACTGTAAGACCTACAACAACAGATGCTAATGGAAATCTTATACCCAATATACAAACATCTACAGATGGAAGTGTTGCAACTAATGTAAAATTCCCAGAACCAATTTATTTGGCACCAGGTAGAGAATATGCAATTGTAGTTATTTCTGAAAATAGTGATGAATATAGATTATTTGCTGCTGAAATGGGTGAAAAATCTCTAGCAGATATTGATTCTAATATTCCTCCTGATGAGAATGCATTATCTGCTGTATATTCACGACAGTTTGCACTTGGAAGTTTATTCAAATCACAGAATGGTTCTATATGGTCTCCTAATCAAAGAGAAGATCTTAAATTTAAACTTTATAAAGCAAACTTTACTTCAGATACTGGAACAGCATTCTTCTATAATCCAGATTTAAATGAAAGTAATGATTATATATTGAAATTAAATAATGATCCAATAAGAACTTTAACAAAAACTGCTACTATTGGTATTACTACTGTTCCTGGTAGTGATTCTTCATTAGTTGGAATATTAACAGTAGGACAAAAAATTGCTGGTGTTAGTGATAAAGGTGGTTCTGCTATTATTGTTGGTAGGGGAAGTTCTGTTAGTAACTTAGGAATTAAGACTACCGAAACAGGAGTTAATTATACTACCGATTCTTCTGTAGATACCTTTAATTTTGTTGGTAGTGGTTCTGGTCTAAAATTAAATATAACTAACGTAGATTCCACAACAGGAGCTATTGAAAAGGTAGCATTTACGAATGTTAAAGGTGAACGTGGAACGGGATATCAAATTGGTGATGTTATTGGTATTGTAACTTCTACTGCTGGAAATCAAGGTTCTGGTGCTCAAATTACTATTGCAGGAATATCAACTGATATAGATACCCTATTTGTTGAAAATATAGAAGGTGAAACTGGTTCTGTTGGATCTGGTAAGGAATTTGCAAAACAAAGTGCATCTGCTGGATTTGGATTAAGTTACTATAGTGATGCAACTGGTGGTATAGTTGGATTAACTACTTACAAGATAAGAGAATCTACTTCAACTGGTGGCATACGTTCTGGAAATTATTTTAAAGTATCACATTTCGATCATGGAATGTATTCTAATACTAATAAAGTAACATTGAATGATATTGAATCGAGTGTAGCACCAACTACATTAAGTTCCGCATTAAGTAATATTGAAACAACTTTAGTAAGTGTTGCAAATACTTCGAATTTATCAACATTTGAAGGTCAAAATGTATCTGCTACTAATCCTGGATATATTAAAATAGGTAATGAAATTGTTAAATATAATGCTGTAGGTTCAGGAACCCTTACCATTGATACTGATGGTAGAGGAACAGATTCTACTATTGTATCTTCACATGATAATAAGTCTTTAGTTTATAAGTATGAACTTAATGGTGTTTCTTTAAGAAGAATAAATAAAACTCATACTGTTGCTGAACCTATCACTATAGATGATTATCATATAGCAGTTGATATGTCGGCAAATGGTGTAAATAGAAGTGTTGATGGAACTCCTGCAGGATTCCCCAGACTTCAATTCTCAAATGAATCATCTGTTGGTGGTGAGAATGTTAGAGCAACAGAAAATATTTCCTATACTGCTTTAGTTCCTTCATATGACGTTATTACACCAGGATCATTAACTTCTATTAGTGGTCAAATTAGAACTGTTACAGGCACTAGTGCTGGCGGTTCAGAGGGTTCATTTAATGATAGTGGATTTGAACCCGTCGGTATTAATGTATTAAATTCGTTAACTTCACCCAGACTTGTATGTTCTAAAATAAATGAATCTACGTATTTAAGTGGTTTACCTAGAAGTAAATCATTTACCACTGGAATAAACTTTACATCGTCAGATAGTAATTTATCTCCAATATTATACTTAGATACTGCATTTACAGAATTCAGAAATAGTCGTTTAGATAAACCAATAGTAGATTATCCTATTGATGGAAGAGTTAATTCAATTTTAGATGATCCACATGCTGCAATATACGTATCTAATACTGTAAATTTAAATAATCCAGCAACATCTATTAAAGTTATTTTATCTGCTTATAGACATTCTTCTGCAGATTTTAGAGTGCTTTATAGTTTGATAAAAGCAGATTCTAGTGAAGTTGAACAATCATTCCAATTATTCCCAGGATATGATAATTTATCATTTAATAATGAAGATGGATTTACAATAGTAGATGAATCTAAGAATAGTGGTTTACCAGATACTTTCGTACCTGCTAGTTTATCCAATCAATTCTTAGAATATCAATTCACTGCAAATAATCTTGAGTTATTTACTGGATATACAATTAAAATTGTAATGTCTGGAACTAATCAAGCATATCCACCAAGGTTAAAAGAATTAAGGACAATAGCAATAAGATGATAAAAGTTGAAGGTTATCCTAACCTATATCGTGATGAAAAAAGTGGTGCTATAGTTAATTGTGATTCTATGACTTATAAGGAATATGTCAATTCTTTACAACAGAAAGATTTGCAAAAAAATGAATTAGATAAAATGAAACAAGATATTGATGAAATTAAATCACTTCTTAAATTATTGACAATGGATAAGAATATAAATATCTAAAGATAATATAATATTTGGTTGAATAATGGCAGTATACGTATCTAACATCACAATTGAACAGGGTTATGATTTTGATACCTCTTTTCAATTAGAGGATACCAGAACTAATGCTCCCCTCTATTTGGTTGGAGCTGCTTCAACAGCTTCTTTGAGAAAAAGTTATTCTAGTAATACTTCTGTTTCTTTTGGGACAACTATAGCCCAACCAGAAAATGGAATTATTTCTATATCAATGGCAGCATCTAAAACGTTGCTATTAAAACCAGGTAGATATGTTTATGATGTAAAAATAACAACTAGTGGAAAAGATTATAAAGCTGTTGAAGGATCAGCATTAGTACGAGCCGGAGTAACTAGGTAATGCCAACGATAAACGATAGAATTGGATCTCAAAATGTAATTCGTGTATTATCCAATGCATCTGCACCACCAACAAGAATAACCAATCTAACTGACGTTGATTCCACAAGGAAAGATGAAGATGGAATGCTTTTGGTTTGGAATCTTTCTGACGAAAAGTTTTATATGTCAGATACACTGGATGCTCCAGGGTATCTATTTTCTAGTGCTACTGGAATAACAACATTTTTAGGATCAACAGATTCTTCATCAACAACTAGTGGTGCAATAATTGTTACTGGTGGTGTAGGAGTAGGAAAGAATTTAAATGTAGGTAATGATTTTACAGTTGCTGGAATTGCAACTTTCTCAAATGAACTTGATATTAATGCTGCTGTAGATATTTTAAGAGGATTAAATGTTGCTGGAATTACAAGTGCATTATCACTCAGTATAGGTTCTACACAAGTAATTAGTAGTGCAAGAGAACTTCAAAATATTACATCACTTGATGCAACAACTACAGCAACAATTGAAGCTGCTATTGAGGTTGCACCAAATAGATTTACAGATTTAAAAATCACTGGTGTTTCTACCTTTATTGGTATTGCTACATTTGGTGGTGGAATTGCTGTTCAGGCAGGAGTGTCTACTTTTGATGCTGCTGTTGATATTAATGCTGGTTTAGATGTAGATGGTCAAACTGACTTAGATGAATTAGTTGTTGCTGGAGTTGCTACATTTAGTAATACAGTTGATATTAATTCTGGTTTAGATATAGATGGTCAACTAGATGTAGATGAACTTGTAGTAGCTGGAGTATCAACATTCTCTGCTCTTGTAGATGCCAATGCTCGTCTTGATGTAGTAGGTGGTGCTAATATAGATCAAGTAAATGTTACTGGTGTTTCTACATTTGCTTCTGCTGTAGATATTAATGCTGGTTTAGATGTTGATGGTCAAGCAGACTTAGATGAAGTTGTCGTTGCTGGTGTTGCTACATTCTCTGCTCTTATAGATGCCAATGCTCGTCTTGATGTAGTAGGTGGTGCTAATATAGACCAGTTAAATGTAAGTGGTGTTTCTACCTTTAATAATGATGTGCAATTTAAAGGTGCAGCTTATAATGCATTATGGGATCAGGCTACTAGTAAACTAAAATTCTATGATTTAGCACAAGCAACATTTGGTGATGGAAATGATTTGCAAATCTATTCGGATGGAACATATGGAATTATCAAAGGAAATGATAAAACAAAGATTACAGGAATTACTGAACTAAATGTTACTGGTGTTTCTACATTCTCTTCTGCTGTTGATATTAATGCTGGATTAGATGTTGATGGACAGACTGATTTAGATGAAGTCGTTGTTGCTGGAGTTGCTACATTTAGTAATACAGTTGATATTAATTCTGGTTTAGATATAGATGGCCAATTAGATGTAGATGAACTTGTAGTTGCTGGTGTTTCTACATTCTCTTCTCTCGTTGATGTTAATAATCGTATTGATGTAGTAGGTGGTATAAATGGTGATCAATTATACGTTGCAATAGCAACGGTTACTAATACTGCTACTTTTCAAAGTGGTATAGTTGCAGAATCCAGTTTAAATGTTGATGGACAGACTGATTTAGATGTTCTCAATGTTGCCGAAACTGCTACGTTCTCTGCTCTTGTAGATGCCAATGCTCGTCTTGATGTTGCAGGTGGTGCTAATATAGATCAGTTAAATGTAGCAGGTATCGCTACATTTGGTGCCGTTGATATTAATGGTGTTTTAGATATAGATGGTCAACTAGATGTAGATGAACTTGTAGTTGGTGCAGCAGCAACATTTAGTTCTGCCGTTGATATTAATAGCACTCTAGATGTTGATGGTGATACTCAAGTAGATGATCTTAACGTTGCTGGTGTTGCTACATTCTCTTCTCTTCTTGATGCTAATAATCGTATTGATGTAGTTGGTGGAATTAATGTAGACCAGTTAAATGTTACTGGTGTTTCTACATTCGGTGATGATGTAACCATAACTGCTGGTGGTTTAAATGTTATATCAGGAATTGTAACTGCTACTGAACTAGATATAGGCACTGGTGGTATTGATGTTGATGGACAGACTGATTTGGATGAATTGGTCGTTGCTGGAATAGCAACATTCTCAACGAATGTAAATATTACTGGACTGCTTACCGCAGGTGCAATTGATGGAGGATCGTTCTGATGGCAAAACCAGCAAGTAGAGAAGAATTAACTAATTATTGTTTACGACAATTAGGAGAACCTGTAGTAGAAGTGAATGTTGCTGATGAGCAAATAGAAGATTTAATTGATGATGGTATTCAATATTTCCAAGAACGTCATTTTGATGGTGTGGAAAGAATGTATTTGAAATATAAACTTACTGAAGATGATGTTAACAGAGGACAAGCAACAAATCAAACAGGGAGTTCTAATACCTTAGGAATTACAACAACATCAGGTATTTCAACTACTGTTACTGGTATGTCTGATATGACTAATAGTTTTTA